GAATTTGTACATTACGATATTCGTGGAACAAAAGCAAGGTGGACGAAATGAAAAATATACTAATAATTACACTATCACTTTTGCTGTTTAGTTGTGGTGCCAGAAAGTCTAGCAAGTCTAAAATTGAGACGGTCAAACAGTCAGAAGCTGCAATCTCATCAGTTTTAAAAGTAGAAACGGTAAAAGATGTTAATACGGTAAAACAAGCCCTTACAGAGGTTAATTTTAGCAATGAAAAGTTAGAACCTATTGACGTTTTAAAGCCTATAATTAAGACCCAAAACACAAAGGACGGGACAACTATTACAACTTGGCAAAACGCAAAAGTTGAACGCTCAAGCACTTTAAAAAAAGAGGTAGTAAAAGAAATTAAGAGAGATAAAAGTAAAATATTGCAGCATTCCAAAAGTAAGGCCTTGTTAAAAAGCAAAGAAAATAACGAAAATATTAAAAGAGATACCAAACGGGAAAGCTATTCGCCTTGGTGGCTTTTACCTTTAATTATTCCAATTTCTTGGATTTATATTAAATTTCGCGAAAAAAAGCAACAAAGGCAACAATAACATACACTTATTAGATACGCTAAAGCCCCAATGATATGGGGCTTTTTCTATGAAGTAAACAATATAAACAATAAATATTAAAATAATATATAATTAATAATATAGTACTATATAAGGCTATATGGGCTTATAGGCTTATAGGCTTATAGGCTTATAGGCCTATAGTATATTACGCTATATAAAGAGTTTGCCATTGTTTACGCGTTTATTGTTTACTTCGGCTTGTAAGTCCCGTAAACAGTAGTAAAAACCGTAAACAATAAATAAATTTTAAAACTTTATTAGAATTTATTTGCTTTTTAGTTTTTAAAGGTTTTATCTTTGTAAAAAATATTTACGAATGGAAACCCTTAAAAAAATAATTCAACTAAAAAAGCTAGGCAAGCGAGAACTTGCCGAGGCACTCTTCCCGGACGCAAAGCACCCGCTTATGACGCTTAACCGCGTTTTATCGGACGAGAGACCGCTAAGCGTGGAGGAGTTTAAAATACTCGAAGAGATCACTGATATTCCTATCGGTTTTTTAATTACTGAAACTTGGGATATTAGAGCCGACTGCATCGACTTTATTAACTTTAGTAAAGGCGACATCACTTGTGAAGCCGATACCTCTAGCTGGGTTGTACGGGTTTATGAATTTGCTGGAGGAGGGCGTAACTTACTTTACAAAGTTCAAGCGCAAAATGCCCCGCTAAAAGTGTTTCTGTCGGACATCACGGAATTAATAATCACAAAAACCAGTAATAACTTAAAATCAATTTAAAATGAGTAAATTAAATTTAAAAGTCAATTTGTCAGAGTTGGGAACGGCCCAACGTGCAGCATTAAGCGCGTTTATCTTAGCCCCGCTAAAGTATGAGGAGCAGGACACTTTCACAACGCAGGACTTCGGAAAAGTAGAATACGAATTGCCCCAAGCCTCTGGCTTTTTAGCGCCCCCTCCTGCAAGCGAAACCGCAGAAACTGCAGAACCAGCAAAGCGTACACGGGCTAAACGCGGCACGGCTACAACTAGCGAAGCTTTTGCAGACAGAAAGCGCGCCGAGTCAGAAGTTGACAAGTACATCGCTGCAAAAGCAGAGGAGGCGGCTAAATACTTAGCGGACGCAGTAGAACCTGAGGCACCAGAAGCACCAGAATCACCAGAAGCACCAGAAGCACCAGAAGCACCAGAACCCGAGGCAGTAGAGGTAACGCTTGACGACTTAAGAGCGTTAGTGACGCCTACAGTACTTGACAACCACAGAGCGGTTTTAAAAGCTAAGATAGTAGAGCTAGGAGGCTCTAAGCTAGCAGATATGCCTGTTAAGAATTACGGGGCATTTAAGACTTGGTTACAAGGGTTGAAGTAATGCAAGCCGAGCCTAAAGCGTTAATTAGGGCTTACCTTAAAAGTTTTAACGGCAAAAGTAAAGCAGTGCAGCAGCAGGACATTTTAAACGCTGCTGCACGAATTACGGACTACCAAATCAACACTCACGGGCTTACACCCCACTACCAACTAGCTGGGTTAATTTATCAGAAATTAATAAGTAAAATGAAAAAAATCGAGCACACCACACGGGCACACGCTCTACTATCGGCCTCGGGAGCGGATCGCTGGCTTAACTGCACACCTTCACCCCGCTTGGAGGAGAATTTTAAGAACGAGAGCAGCGCGTTTGCGCAGGAGGGAACACTAGCGCACGAGTTCGCGGAGCTGCTATTAAAAAAGTACCTAAACAGGATTGACGCTAAGGCCTACAAGGATCAATTTACCGCGCTAAGTAAGGCGGAGTACTACAGCGATGAAATGCTGGACTACGTCAACGTACACGTTACTTATGCCCTCGAGCAGTTCGCAGCGGCGCAGAAGTCTGACAAGCACGCGGTACTGCTAATTGAAGAGCGCGTCGACATTACGCACCTAATAGAGGGCGGGTTTGGAACTTGCGATGTAATTATAATTGCTTGCGGCGTTATGGAGGTTATAGACTTGAAGTATGGCCTTGGGGTTCGCGTATCACCCGAGAATAACTCACAGCTCAAGCTATACGCCGCTGGAGCACTCGACAAATACGACGTTAAGTATGACATCAATAGCGTAATTTTAACCGTAACGCAGCCCCGCATGGATTCTATAAGCTCTTGGGAGCTTAAGGCAAGTGATTTAATTAAATGGGGCGAACAAGTTGTCAAGCCAACGGCGTTAATTGCTTACCAGGGCGAAGGAGATCAGAAAACAGGCGAATGGTGCAAGTTTTGCAAAGCCTCCCCTAAGTGTGCAGCACAGCAGGCCCTAGCGCTTGAGGCCGCGCGGGAGGCATTTGCAGATCCTCAACTCTTAACAGATAACCAACTTACCGACGTATACGCTAAGATAGAAGCAGTAAGTAAGTGGTTCTCTAGTGTGCAGGCGTATATGTACTCTGAAGCAATGGGCGGTAAGAAGTGGGACGGGCTTAAACTTGTTGACGGTCAAAACCGTCGCGGCTGGAGCGACGAGCAGGCAGCGCGTGAACTTCTAGCAGGCAATTACAAGACCGAGGACTTTACCAATGTGAAAATGAAGGGCATAGGAGAGATAGAAAAATTAGTAGGTAAAAAGAATTTTCCTATTATGTTTTCCGAGGTACTCGAGAGCAAGAGGACTTCACCTACTTTAGTAGATGAGAGCGACAAACGCCCCGAAATGGTCAAGGAGGACTACTTCGAGGATTTAGACGAAGAAATATAAACAATTAATACTTTAGATTATGGGAAATTGCACACAAAACCCGTTCACTTCTTTAAAAACTGAACAGCAACCAACTAACGAGGTTAGTGAGTTTGCAATTAAAGCAGCGGAAGATTTATTTAACCGCTACACAAATAGCGAAATTAGGGAATTTTTAGAAGAGTTAAAACAGCACTGCCTCGACAGGTTGCACAAGCAACTAGAGCAAGCTAGAGACGAGCACCAGAGGCTTGACGACGACTTTGGTAATTTGCAAAGAGAAATATAAAATAAATTTGCATATAACATAAATTAATTTTATCTTTACAGAAAATTATTAATAACGATTAAATTTTGAAATTATGGCTTTAAGAGAAAACCAAGTGGTTACAGGAGAGGTAAGATTGTCTTACGCAAATTTGTTTAAGGCGCGAGCGATGAACGAGGGAGAGACCCCGAAGTACGGCAGCATGATCTTAATTCCTAAGAAGGATAAGGCGACTGTAGAACGCTTTAACGAGGCGCAAGAGTTCGCTAAACAAGCGGGTAAGCTTAAGTTTGGCGGTAAAGTACCCGCTAATTTGAAAACTCCTTTAAGAGACGGTGACGAGGAATATCCAGACGACCCAACGTTTGCGGGTATGTGGTTTTTTAACGCTTCAAACCAAAGACGCCCTATAGTGGTAGACCGTTCAAAGTCTCCGCTTACAGAGGACGACGACGAGATTTACAGCGGCGTTTATGGTAAAGTAGTGGTTAACTTGTTTGCTTACTCTGGTAAGTCAAAAGGAATTGCTGCAGGTTTTGAGGCCTTCCAGAAAACACGAGACGGTGAACGCTTAGGCGGTGGAGGTATCGACATTGACGACGCGTTCGGCGACGAGGACGAGATTTAGATTAAAAAGAGGTTGAGGTTTTGCGGGTTCGACCCCCGCAACCTCTCTACAAGTTTGTATTTGTTTAAGCCGGAGCAACTCTTTAAGACCATTCTCCCGCACTTCGGAAGTTACGAAGTAAAATAATAAAGTTCGTGCATACGCAAAACCGCAGCGTTACGGGAGTTTTGCAATTAAAAATTTTTTGGTTTAAAAAAGTTAATCTTAGACCCGCGTACTCTGGCGTTATTAGAGTAAAAGATTACGCTAAGGGCTAAGGGCAGAACCTCTTAATCAGTAGCACTAAAGCCCTGATAATTAAATCGGGGCTTTTTTTAATAAATTTATCGCTATGCAAAAACTACACATAGACATCGAAACTTACAGCAGCGTTGACCTTATCACGTGCGGGGCTTATAAATACTTCGAGAGCCCCGATTTTGAAATACTAATTATTGCTTATGCCTTCGATAAAGGAGGTGTCAAAGTGTTTGATAGGACTGATTTACACCAACCCTACCCCTTGGAGCTTGCCAAGGCTCTAGTTGACCCCAACATCGAGAAACACGCCCACAACGCAAACTTCGAGCGTAAAGCGTTCGAGGCTTACGGCATAAACACACCTATTGAACAGTGGCACTGCTCAGCGGTTAAAGCGGGGTACTGCGGCCTGCCTCTGTCTCTGGACGGCGTAAGTAAAGCCTTGGAGCTTGGAGAGGGTGGGAAGTCAACCGAGGGTAAGGCTTTAATTAAGTACTTCTCCTGCCCTGTTAAGCCTACCAAGGTAAACGGCGGGCGAACTCGAAACCTACCACACCACGACCCACATAAGTGGGATGCCTTCAAGGACTACTGCAAGCAGGACGTTAACGCCGAGCGTAACGTAGGCGCTAGGTTGCTAGAGTACAAAATTCCACAAATGGAACGGCAGCACTACATTTTAGATCAACAGATAAACGACCGCGGTATTTTAATAGATACCGACTTTGCGCTGCAAGCTACCGTGATGGACGACCTATTCAGCGCAGAACTATTCCTAGAGCTCCAGCACTTAACGCGGCTAGACAACCCCAACAGCCCGGCGCAATTAAAGAAGTGGTTAAGCGCTCAAACAGGGCTACAAGTCAACAGCGTGGCAAAAGCGAACGTTTTAGAACTGCTCGAGGGTAAAACTATTCCAATAGTGGAGGAGGTATTAAAACTTCGACAAATGGGCGCTAAGACTTCAACAAAGAAATATGTATCTATGATCAACTGCCACGGCGACGACAACCGCGCCCGAGGGCTGTTGCAGTTTTACGGGGCTAACCGTACGGGCCGCTGGGCGGGTCGATTGATCCAAATGCAAAACCTGCCTCAAAACCACTTGCAGCACTTGGAGCAAGCCCGCGCGGCTGTTGCTAGTGGAGACTACGACCTTACTAAGATGCTTTACGACGACATTGCAAGTCTGCTATCCCAACTCATAAGAACGGCCTTCATAGCTAAGCCCAAGCACACCTTCGCTGTTGCAGATTTTAGCGCGATTGAGGCCCGAGTTATAGCGTGGCTATCGGGGGAGACTTGGAGGCTTAAAGTTTTCAATACACACGGCAAAATATATGAGGCGTCCGCGTCTAAAATGTTTAACGTTCCAATAGAGCAAGTAACCAAGGGCTCGGACTATCGGGCTAAGGGTAAAGTAGCGGAGTTAGCACTTGGATATCAGGGCAGCGTTGGAGCACTTAAGACAATGGGAGGGGAGAAAATGGGACTGACTGAGGTTGAAATGAAGTTAATCGTTACTAAGTGGCGCAAGGCTAACCCTGCAATAGTGCAACTTTGGTACGACTTGGAGCAGTGCGCTGTGCAGGCGCTTAAAACCCGCAAGGCCGTAACCTCGCAGCATAAAGGGCTGGTGTTCGACTACAACGGTGAATTGCTTACAATACGTCTGCCCTCTGGACGCAAGCTATTTTACCAGTCCCCGAGCTTTTCAAAAAATCAATGGGACAACCTCTCAATCCGTTATAAAGGAATGGATCAGACCACAAAGCAGTGGGGCTGGGTTGACACGTACGGCGGCAAGTTGACCGAGAACATAGTACAGGCGATAGCGAGAGACTTACTCGCAGAAGCTATGCAGCGCGTTGACAAGTCGGGCTACGACATCGTGCTGCACGTTCACGATGAGGCGGTGTGTGAAGTTCCTGTAATTGGTAGCGAGAAGGCGCTAGAGCAAATTTGTGATTTAATGGGGCAAACGTCGGACGTTTACAACGGTGTGCCGTTTCCAGCAGAGGGGTACTTGACCCCGTTTTATAAGAAGGATTAAAAAGTTAAATTATTGTTAACATAGTAAAAGTGTAATACACTTTAGGTGTATATTTGTACCAGCAATAAAGCTAAAGCAAATTACAGGAATTATGGAAAATAGTAGTAATATTTTAATCCAACTTGGCGGAATTGCCTATGATGCAACGCAATTAAAAGAAAAATTAAACGCATTAATTGAAACGCCCAAAAACCGCCAGCAAGTTTTAGACGGAGGGCATAAAGACGATTATAAAAAATGGTACAATACCGCATCTAATGACATGCAAAACAAAACAAATGAGCAGTTTTTACTTGCTAAAAAAGACTTTATTGCTAACATTAAAGAAATTTTATTAATCCTTGAATAACATGACCTCTTAAATTACAGAACTTATGAAAAAAACCACTAAAAAAATGTTCACGCACCGACTGGAGCAGGAGCAGCACGACACACTCAAAACCATTGCAACGCGGTTAAATAAAACCAAAGGGTACAAGTTCCCTATTGCAACGCGTGAGCAGTTAGACGAGATTGAACTAATTGAGTTCAGCACTGGGTTACTATTTACAGGGTTCTCGAAAGTCGAGGCCGCGGCATTCATTAATAAAATAGAGTAATATGAAAACAGTAAAAGAGTGGTATGATTTACTGCCCGAGGATATTAGAATTAAAGCTTACGCAAACACCCACTTAAATCACTTGCAGCACTCAGAAAATACGCTTAATCGCGCTTTATGGGGATCTTTTATTTTTAGCCAAACACCAGAAGGGCAGGAGTACTGGCTTAACGCGGCTTATTTAAAAGTAAATACAGAAACAATCACCAATAAAATAGAGTAGTATGAAAAACTTAGATTTAAAAATTGACAATTTAGATTTAAAAACTTTGTATTTAATAACAGAAGCGGCTTATGTTTTTAATATTAGTTTCAACTCTTGGTGCTTAACAGTTGAAGAGGACTATTTAGAGTATGCCGCAAAGAAAGAATCACCTAAAACATTTTCGCAATGGGTAAATGGTCAAATAATTGCCTTAACTTCTTAATTAAAACCTTATGAAAAAAGTAAAAGATTGGTTCAAAATGCTGCCTAAAGAAGAGAGCCGCCGCGCTATTTCTAACACCTCGAAGAAGCAGCTAGAGAGCGAAGCCCCCGACTTATGGCACGCGCTTACTACGTCCTTCGTTTGGAGCGATAGCCCAGAAAAAGTGCTTTACTGGGTACGGGTATCTGATAACATAGTGAAATAATGGATCAGAAACTCAACATAGCTACTGCCCTCGGCGCTAAGTCGAAGGTATGGAAAAACAAGGCTTGGAAGTGGTCGGACTTCGCCGCAAAACTGCGCGAAGGTCAAAAGACAAACGAGACCTATAAGGAGTTCATTAACGCCTCTAAGGAGGAGCAGAGCAAAATAAAGGACGTAGGCGGGTATGTAGGCGGGTATTTGCGCGGTGGTAAGCGCAGCCCCTCAACGGTTGTAAGCCGTCAACTAGCAACGCTAGACATCGACTTCGCCCACCTAGAGTTCTGGGAGGATTTCACAATGCTTTTCAACTGTGCCGCAATTATACACGGTACTCACAAGCATTCAGACCTAACACCTCGTTACCGCTTACTTATCCCACTTAGCCGCGAGGCAACGCCTGACGAGTACGTGGCGGTAAGTCGTAAGATAGCGGGAGTGCTTGGGATCGAGCTATTTGATAATACGACCTTCGAGACTAACCGCCTTATGTTTTGGCCCTCGAGCCCTAAAGACGTGGAGTACTACTTCGAGAAGCAGGACGGGCCTTGGCTGGACGTTGACCAAACGCTTGATTCCTACATCGATTGGAGGGACACAAGCCTCTGGCCAACGGCTGACAGGAAGATCCGTGAACTTGGGGAGGCTTCAAAGAAGCAGGAAGATCCCACAGAGAAAAAAGGAATAATAGGAGCGTTTTGCCGTACTTACACTATCTCGCAAGCTATTGAGGCGTTCTTAAGTGATGAGTACCTTGCTACAGCAGACGACAAGCGGTACACCTACACCAAGGGCAGCACGGCTGCGGGGCTTATGGTTTACGAAGACACTTTCGCCTACTCGCACCACGGGACAGACCCTTGCGGCGGTAAGCTATCCAACGCGTTTGACCTTGTAAGACTGCATAAGTTCGGACATTTCGATAACGAGACCAACACGTCCGCTCGGCCTAAGTCGTTCGTAGCTATGGAGGACTTCTCCCGTGAAGACGCGGGGGTCAAGGCTACACTTATAGCTGAGATGTTTGAGACCTCGGACTACGACTACGCGGACGACGCCCCAAACGTTGAAGGCGACCAAGAGGACACGACTTGGGCAGAAGCTCTGGAGGTTGACGGCAAAGGGAAGCCGCTTTCAAGTGCTCGAAATATAACCGTAATTTTTGCAAACGACCCACGGCTTAAAGATACCTTTAAAAGGAATCAATTTGATACAAAACGGTACGTATTTAGGACGCTCCCGTGGCGTAAAATCTCAACCCCCGAACCTATTAAGGACGTGGACTACTCGGGCGTTAGGAATTACATTGAGACTATCTATGGCATAAGCGGCTCGTTAAAGATTGACGACTCCCTCGCTATCGAGTTTGAAAAACAGAGCTTTCATCCGATTAAAGACTACCTCAACTCGTTGGAGTGGGACGGTACAAAAAGAATTGATAACTTACTTGCTGACTACTTCGGAGCACTAGAGAGCCTCTATACGCAGGAGGCGGTACGAAAATTTATGGTTGCCTCGGTTAAACGTGTATTCGTTCCGGGCTGCAAGTACGACAACGTGCTGACGCTCGTAGGTGCAGAAGGTACTAAGAAATCTAGCTTTTTCAAGATACTTGGTAAAGTGTGGTTTTCTGATACGTTCATGACGGTGCAAGGTAAAGAGGCTCTTGAGCAAATACAAGGCGCGTGGATCATCGAAATGGCAGAGCTCGCAGGACTGCGCAAGGCCGAGGTTGAGGCAGTAAAGCACTTCATCACCAAACAAGAGGACAGCTTTAGACCCGCATACGCTCGAACGTCCGAGACTTATAAGCGTCAATGCGTTTTCGTAGGGTCAACAAACGAGCGGAACTTCCTAACGGGGGCGAATGGTAACAGACGTTTCCTTCCTATCGAAGTAATACCAGAGCGCGTAAAGAAGGACGTTTGGACTGATCTAGTGCCTGAGGTTGACCAACTCTGGGCGGAGGCCGTGCAGCTCTTCAAAGCTGGAGAAACGCTCTTCCTATCTAGCGAAGCCGAGGCCTTGGCTAAACGTAAGCAGCTCGAACACTCAGAGAGCGACGAGCGTAAGGGCTTACTTGAGCAGTACCTTGAGGCAAGGCTGCCGAGCAAATGGGCTGAGATGGATATTTACGAACGTAGAATGTACCTAGAGGGTAAGACAGACAAAGGCGACGCGCGGCAGGTAGTCTGTATTGCGGAGGTGTGGGCCGAGTGTTTCGGTAAGAACAGGGAGGATATGGATAGGTACAAAACCCGCGACATCAACGACCTTATGAAGTCCGTTGAAGGTTGGGAGTATAAAGCAACGACTAAGAATTTCGGAACTTATGGCAAACAGAAATACTACGCAAGAGAGGAACTCTAAACGGATTGCACTTGTGCAGCTAGTGCTAAACGGAATAAGCTACTACGACGCTGCAAGGAGGCTTAGAATGGCACACGTAACCGCCCGCTTTATAATGGAGGACTTCCACGACGCGGGCGGCTACTTAATAGTTGAATCAAAAATAAATAAACATGAAAATAATATCTGAAAAGCGCATTGAGCAGAAGCTCTTGCAGTCGATTAAAAAAGTAGGGGGCTACACTATTAAGTTACTCCCTACGTTCGTTTCGGGACTGCCTGACAGGTTAGTAATGCTACAGGGCCGCTCGTATTTCGTGGAGCTTAAAGCCTCGGGAAAACGTGCAAGGCCCGACCAAGTACTAGTTCATAAACGGCTGGAGAAATTAGGCTTTGTAGTTGCTGTAATTGACAGCGTAGAAGGGATTGACGCGTTTGTTGAAAATATAACGGATGTTTAAGTTAATGCAGGGCGACTGCCTCGAACTTATGGACTACGTGCCTAGTGGTAGCGTTGACGCTATTATAACAGACCCCCCGTATGGTACGACCGCCTGCAAGTGGGATAGTGTTATACCGTTTGACTTGATGTGGGAGCAGTTGAATAGAATTATAAAGCCTAACGGTGCTATTGTTTTGTTTGGTAGTGAGCCGTTTAGTTCGGCTCTACGAATGAGTAATATTAAGAATTATAAGTATGATTGGGTTTGGGATAAAAAAAGAGTTACTGGTTTTTTAAACGCAAAAAAACAACCTCTTAGAAATATTGAAATAATAACTGTTTTTTATGAGAACCAAGTTACCTACAACCCACAACCTTATAAAAAAAGTACAGTAGGTAATATGGGAGTTAGTGCTAAAAACCGTTCAACTCAGGTTTACGGTAAATCTAAAGTAACGCAGACCGACAACTTAAACGAATACGGATATCCCCGCACGTTGATAACAGAAATAGGAGTAATCAATAATTTAAGTAAGGATAAAAGCGGGCACCACCCAACTCAAAAACCAGTAGCCTTAATGGAATATTTAATTAAAACCTACACCAACGAAGGCGAGACCGTTCTGGACTTCACAATGGGCAGCGGCACAACAGGCGTTTCGTGTGGCAATCTCTCGCGTAAGTTCATAGGGATTGAACGAGATGAAAAGTACTTCGAGATAGCCTCGAAGCGAATAACAGAAGCTTATCAAATATAATGAACGAGTTAAACTTACATAACTACCAGAAGGGAAGCATTGAGCATTTGCTAAAGTACTCACACTCAGGTCTCTTCCAAGAAATGGGTTTAGGCAAAACAGTATCAACGCTCACAGCTATTAAGCGGCTTAAGTTCGAGGAGTTTGAGATTGACGCTGCGCTAGTCATCGCTCCTAAGCGGGTCGCTGAATCGGTGTGGTCGGCAGAAGTGGAGAAGTGGGCGCACCTAAAGGGTTTGCGCATATCTAAGATTATAGGTACCGAGCGGCAGCGTAAGGATGCGGTACGGGTCAAGGCTGACATCTATATGTTAGGCCGCGACAACGTGGTTTGGTTCCAGTCTATGTACCAAAGCCTTAAAGTTCTAGGGGAGGACGTTATGCTTGTGATCGACGAATCTAGTTCGTTCAAAAACCCAAAGAGCCAACGCTTCAAGGCCCTGAAGCACTTGCAGCCCTACTTCACTAGAATATGCATCTTAACAGGTACGCCCGCGCCTAACGGCCTTATCGACTTATGGTCGCAGATATGGCTGCTGGATCGGGGGGAGCGGCTCGGTAAAACGCTGACGGGTTTCAGGGACAAGTACTTTAGCCCTGGTAAGCGTAACGGACATATCGTGTTTAACTATAACCCTCAGGAGGGCAGCGATACCCTCATACACGCCGCTATAGGAGACATCTGTATATCTATGAAAGCGGAGGACTACCTCGATATGCCTCCCGCTATTTACAACGATATAAGCCTTGACCTGGGGGCCGCGGTTATGAAGCGGTACACCGACTTCGAGCGCGACAAAGTACTAGAGCTCGTTAGCGGGGTAGACGACAGCGGCGAGGTTTCCGCGCTTAATGCGGCAGCCCTATCAAACAAGCTGCTGCAATTCGCTGGAGGGGCGGTGTATGATGAGGAGCGCACCGTTCACACTATACACGCGGTTAAACTCGAAGCCGCGGAGGAGGTTATCGAAGCGGCAAACGGTAAGCCCGTGCTGCTTGCTTACACGTACAAGCACGAGCTGGATAGGTTGCTGGTAAAACTTAAGAAGTACGGCCCGGTAAAGCTCGAGACCAACCAACATATCAAAGAATGGAACGCGGGTAAAATACCTATACTACTCATGCACCCCGCCTCTGGTGGGCACGGGCTGAACTTGCAAGAGGGCTCCAATATTGCGCTGTGGTATTCCTGCAACTGGTCGCTCGAGCTTTACCAACAGTTCAACAAGAGACTAGACCGACAAGGACAACAGGAACGTGTTACAATTAATCGACTGGTCGCCGTTGGCACGGAGGACGAGAGAGTGATTGCAGCGCTGGATAGTAAAGCTAATACACAGGAGAGCCTTATGCAGTCAATCAAAGCGAAGATTGACAAGTATTTAAAAAGTTAAATAATTGTTAAAGCGTATTACACTTTTAAGGCGCGGGCTTATATTTGTACCAGCAATAACGCTAAAGCAAATTACAGGAACTATGAAGGTATTTAAAATAACGACAGTAAATTTATCTCTCGATAATAGCGAAGTATTAATTTACGGAAAAGCTCCTTTTGTTGTAGTGTATAAAAAGTATAATCAAATTTTAAAATACTTAACGCACGAAGACGTCCAGTTTTTGCTGAAAACAAAGAAAGCTATCAAAAAGGCCAGTCAAAAAAACATTTTGAAAATACTTAACCCTTAGAAATTATGAAATCAACTACATCAAAAACACTAGCTTCCAAAATCGAGAAGCTTGTAGCCGACAAGCATCTGAACCGCAACTCTACTGTATTCGACTGGCTTATGCGGGTCTCTAGGGGTTCGGATAGAATACGCCCCGTAAACGTGCAGGGTAGAGGTAATTACCGCACTACGTCCGACAGGACGCGCGAGATAACCTCAGCCCTAATCGGGTTAGGTATTGAGTTCAGACTTACCAACGATGCGCCTCAAGGCGGTAAAACGGGGGCGTTAATAACTATAACTACTAAAGTAAAACAGGTATGAGTTTCCAGAAACGAATGCAGGATCTAAGGAACTTCCTAGACATAGAGGACGCCTTGAGCACTAAGACCGAGCAACTACTGCAAGCGGTTGAGCTGGAGCACGCTAAGGCTCTCCCTAAGAAGCGGGCCGCGGTTAAGAATGTTGTACCGCAGCAGCGGATCAGCGTAGAGATTATAGAGCGCGGGACTACTAGTGTGGTCGAATTTGAGAACGAGAAGAGCCTTAACGCGTTTCTAGTGCTCAAGCAGAAAACAAGGGCTAAATACGTTTATGAGGCGGTAGGAGCTCCTCCTCGGTTTCCTTATGTAAATGGACTCCCTGCTAGGGAGGAGGAGCTGCGCTGGATGCGGAAAGTCGATGAAAAATGTGGGGCGTTTAACGTTAAAATTGGCAGGGTATGAAAAAAGCAGAGAATTTTTACAAGTGGCTGCTGCGCTGTAAAAATGTGCATTTGGCCGACAATGAGGCAATGCTTAAGGCATTCGAGCGGGTAGAAAAAGGGAACGATTTAGAGGGAGTAATACTGCCTAAACTTAAACTTAAGACTATAAAATTATGCCAGTTAAAATAATGTACTATGACCTTGAAACGACAGGTCTGGATGAACGCAAACACGGGATACATCAATTCTCTTGGTTGCTGGAGATTGACGGTGAAATAGCCGAGGAGCACGATTATAAAGTTAGACCGAACCCGAAAGCCCTACTCGATGAAACAGCCTTAGCAATAGGCCACGTAACAGCGGAGCAGGTGCAGGCTTACGAACCAATGGAAAAGGTTTATAGGCGGTTCGTGGCCACAGTGCAGAAGTACGTCGATAAGTACGATACAAAAGATAAAATATATCTTTGCGGCTACAACTCCGCGGACTTTGATAACCGATTCCTAAGGGCTTGGTTTAAGCAAAACGGAGACAACTACTTCGGGTCTCTGTTCTACGGGGAGGATTTAGATGTTAGGATTTTGGCCGCTCAATACTTGCTTAACCGACGGGTAAAAATGCCTGCGTTTAAACTTATAAACGTCGCCAAAGAGTTAGGTATCGAGGTGTTCGAGGAGAAGCTACACGACGCGGTCTATGACCTCTATTTGACAAGAGAGATTTATAAAATAGTAACGGGGCGAGAGTACGAAATTTAAACTTAAGACTATAAAATTATGACAGAAAATAAGTATTACTATGCAAGGGAGGCCTCGGCAGCTAGTTCAAACGAGGACTTTCTGGAGGTAGGGAGGGAGTATTTCTTGGACGAATACAAAGATGAAACGGGCTTTTTTGTGGCAGCGGACAGCTAGGCTATTCTCTTTAAACGTGGCAAGGGAAGCTTTTATGAACTCGACTTGCAGGGCTTTATTAGCTTTTATAGGGGTAAAATAAGATACGTAAGCGTAAACAATAAAAAATAGCATTGTTTACAAAAGCAACAATAAGCAACAACACATTACTTTATTGTTTACGCTTACCAAGTCAATAGCGGCGGCGGTTCGCAGGATTGTAAACAATGTAAACAATGATTTAGTTAAAACATTCAAGAAGGTAAAAACTAGAAAACGGCACTTTTTAATAAGTAGCCGTTTTTATTTTGCGAAAAAATGAAAGTTTTTAGTTTTTTCTTAAATACTGTTAAAAACTGTTAAAATAAGCAACTAAGGCAACAATAAGCAACAATCATTGTTTACGCATCAAGCCCAACAACGGCGGGGGCTAACTTACTAAGTAAACAATATAAACAATAATAATTAATATTAATATTAATATTAATAATATAGTATTATATAGCTATATAGGATTATAGTATATTATAGAAATATTGAATAATACACTATAGCCCTGTAGAGTTCATTGTTTCTTTGTTTACATTGTTGCTTTGAGACTTAAAACCAACAACGGCGCGGGTTAACAGCGTAAACAATAACTTTTTTGCAATTTATTTGTTTTTTATTTGAAAAGTGCTGTATCTTTGCTTTTATGAAACCGAACCGTGACGCCCTCATAAACGAAATGATTTCCGATATTGACTTCGGCATGGATCGCGGTGAAGTAATGGCGCGCTTCGTCGCTGAGTGGCATTTGAGTACTAGAACTTTTGACAGGTATTGGCAAGCTGCCAAAAAACAGTTTGAAGAGGAGCAAAACCAGATAAAACTAGAGAGGCAGGACATCAAAGTTGCCGTTATTTCAGAGCGCACGGAGTACCGCGTTATGAGCAAAGCCGAGCGAATGAATGTACTCTCGCAAATGGCTGACGGCACGCTACAGGTGCAGCGTAACGTGGTGACTAAAGACGGCGTTATGGTTATTCTAGCTCTGCCCGACTACAACGACCGCAAGGCCGCTATTGCGGAGCTGAACAAAATGGACGGTGAGTATGCACCGATTCGCAAGGACTTGACCAGCGGCGGAGAGAAGCTGCCCCCTGTTAACTTTCAAATCGTTCTGGATGAGTAGCGGAGCTGTGAAGCTCTCGAAAAAACAAACTAAGGCTTGGAAGCTGCTAACCGACAAAGCAACGCTCTTCATAGGCTACGGAGGTGGGGCGTTCTCTGGAAAGTCTTACCTCATGTGCTACTGGCTTACTTTTATGGCTTGTGAGTACTCTGGTACAGCGTGGGGCCTTGGCCGTAAGGAGTTGATAACCTTGAAAAAGACAACCCTAGTAACGCTATTCAAAGTATTTGCAGAGATTGGACTGCTGAACGAAAAACACTACACCTACAACCAGCAACTTAACAAGCTTATTTTTTGGAACGGTTCCGTAATTTACCTAATCGATACCGCATATAAGCCATCAGACCCGCTCTACGAACGTTTCGGAGGACTAGAACTAACCGGGGCGGCTATCGACGAGAGCAGCGAGACCGATCCAAAGGCAATAGACATACTTTTCACCCGTTTAGGCCGCTGCTTAAACGAAAAATACAAACTTACTAAGAAGTTACTTGAGACCTTTAACCCTGCTAAAACGCACGTCTACAACCGCTATTACAAGCCGTGGAAGGACAACGCCGAGCCCGATCATAAGAAGTTTATACAAGCTTTACCCACCGACAACCCGAGCCCCGAAGTAGCTAGCTATGTCGAAGGAATACTTTTAACGGGGGAGGATTCCACTATTCAGCGCCTTATTTACGGGAACTTTGAGTATGATGACAACGTTTTGGCCCTCATCCCTTCCTACGATGACATTTGTGACATTTTCACAAACACTTTTGTAAAAGGTACGCCGCAAAGGTATTTAAGCGCGGATATCGCCTACATGGGCGCGGACGTGTTCGTAATTACAATCTGGAGCGGGTTTGTAGTGGAGAAGGTTATCGCTATAGATAAAATTGATGAGACCGCAATAGGCAATAAATTAATTCTATTAGCGCAAGAGTACAACGTGCCGCACTCGAATATTGTGTACGATGCGGACGGGCTGCGCCGCTTCACCGCTAACAGCCTTAAGAAGCTAACCGCGGCCAAGCCATTCACGAACAACGCTGCACCGATTAAAGATAAGCAGTTCGCAAACCTAAAGACCGAATGCGCGTTTAAGCTAAAGGAATTGATCGAGAAAAAAACGCTGCACGTAGCCTGTAAAGACTATTTCAAGCAAATAATGGCAGACCTGGAGAGCGTCAGACGCGAACCAATGGACGACGAGATGAAAATAAAACTAGAAAAGAAAAGCAAGCATAAGGAGCGCACGGGCAAGTCCCCCGACTTTTTCGATTCTCTACTGATGCGAATGTATTTCGAGGTCAAAAATACGGGAGGTTGGGTATAATTAAAAACTAAAAAAATACAATATGTTAGCATTTTTAAAAATAATATTCGCAATTATAGCGGGTTCGGCAGTCTTAACGCTCCTAGCGTGGTTTATTTTAGCGCTGTTCCACTTCATCAAAATTTACTACGATGCGTACCAAGTTAACAAAAAACGATAGTTTCATTGCTAGAGCACTAGTTATTGGGGTAACTGTGGACGATATCATGGCCGAGTTCAACGCTTATGACTGGTTGCAGATTAAAGACGCAAACGAAACGGAATTGTTAAACGATTTTAAACGCCGCACGGGCTTTAAGTCCGACGGCAGCACTTTACGCAACCTAGCGTTTAGATTTAAGTTCGAGCAAGCGCTGAAGAACCTCTCCGCTCTAGTGGAGGAGGTACACGCGTCTTACAACATTCCTGCGCCTAAAGGAGTGAATAACGCTGAAATAAACAGGTACTACTACCTCAAACTTTGGGCAGATAAGAAGGGCATAGCTTTAAACTATAACGAAACAGAACATAATAAAAGAAAGCTATTCAACTTTTATACGATATTATTTGATATATTTGCAGATAAGTTAACGCACTTCAACGCGTTCAACGCTCAAAAAGCAAAGAAATGATACTAAAACCCATAAATGAAACTTGGACGTGTCCTGCTGCAAATGCGGACGTTAACGACGTGCTTAAAAGCATTTTCGAGTATAACAGTATTAATTTCATCCAGACCGATGCAGCGGGAGCATCTATGGACGCCGACCCTTACGCATTTTTTGCGGTCAACCGAGTGCTGCTGGTTAGACCTGTAGTCTTAAACGGGGTCAACCGCTACAGCTCGGCACGTTACGACTGCTTACTTACAATAGCGCGCGCGGTTAGCCCTTCACTTGAAGTGGAGACGGGCAGTGTAGACGGTCAATTCGACACAATCACAAAGGAATTTTTAAATATAACGTTTCTGAATACGCTACGATCTTATTTCAGATGCTGCGATCAAACGGTTATAATTTCACAAGTACGCCCTATATGGAATAGCACGGTTGCCCTAAAGAGGGTCAACCATAGCGGGGTAGAAATTACGTTAACTATTGAGATATGACAACCGACGAGGCGGTGCAGACCGTTATAATTGACAAGCTTAAAGGGCTAATTATCGAAAATGATATGGTAGCCACCAGAGCACTGCTCAACTCGGTTAGGTACGAAAAGAACGAGAGCTTTAACCAGCTAAGCTACGACATTATAGCACTAGATTACATAGTAGGCTTGAACGACGGTATTGCTCCAGATGAGAGGCCTTACCCAAGTATTGAAAATTTACAGAAATGGATAGATGCAAAAGGGCTTGACCTCAACCCGTATGCGGTACAAAATTCGATTATAAACAACGGTACATCATGGTATCAGATAGGGGGCTCTGACATTGTAACGGAATCGATTAACGCGGAGAAGTTTAACGAGGTTATACGGCTAGCAATGCCAGACATCAAAAATAAAATAAAAGAATCATGGCAATTACTTTTCAAAAACAACCGTTAAACTTTTTCAACGTTAACGAACCCGCAATATTTGAGTTTACATCTGATGCGGACTTAGGCGTGAACCCTAACGACAGAGTAGCCGACTTAGAACTTAAGAGCCTCTGGACGCAGCGTCGCTATGTTATTAAAAACATACTGCCGAACTTCTACACGGGCATTTTCCGCGTAGACGTGCAGGGCTTTCTTAAAAGTTTAATGCTAGATAATTTTGAGTATCGCTTCGAGAACCCTAACCAAGCATTCACTATTGAGGCTTTTAGTATAGGCGTTGACGTTCGGCCCGAAAACGCGACAGATACGAACGATGCGGCTTTTGTTTTTGACAGCGGCTACGTTTTTGATGAGAGCTTTATTTTCGCCAACACCGTGCCGAGCGATGTAAACGTTAACACGGGATATTTTCCACAGTTAGGAATTTCGCAGCTCTCCGAGCAGGTGCAAGCTCAAAAAGACCCTACAAAAATGACTATATTAGGCCCTACTTACCTAGAGTTCGCTGAGGGCTTCAACCAAACCGTTAGCGTTTTTTCAGCAGGGCTCGGGGCATCTGATAAGTTCTTAACCGTTAACGGAAGTAACAGCCCTATCGCAATAGGAGACGGTGTACGTTTGGCAGCGATTACGCAAGACCAACTCGACCAGATGTACTTGCCCGTGCTTATGACTACGTCTTTTAACAATCCACAGATACCCGTTTACGGCGTAAGCTATAAAGCGGCTGAGTGTGAAGACACGCTGCAATTTAGATTTTATACGTCCTATGCGGGGTACTGCTACTTTTACACCCCTAAAGAGGCGTTGACCGCGGGGCGCAATAAATCCGATGCAATAAATAACGCCTTCTACAACCAGCAGGACGGCCGCAGTTCAGAGGTGCAGAGTTCGGTTGACTATGCTGAAGGTCTAGCATTAACCGGAACTAAGCCGCTAGAATTGCAGGAACTTTTTAGAGAGCTTCTACGCTCTCCAAAAATAGAATTGCTACTGCCTCGAGGCTTTACTGAGTGTAAAGTTACGGGACAGTTAAACGTGCGAAAATTAGACTTTGAGTACACGCTAAACGTGAATATTGCTAACGTAGATCAAATGGGCTTGTAATGATAGAACTATTTAGAAAAGGATTTAGGCTGGACGTTGCTAGCACTCAAATAGTAACATTCAAAAAAGCGATTAACTTAAACGGAATACAGGGCAGCTACAGCTACTCTAACACGTTCCCTATTGAACTCACAGCGAACAACAGGAAACTGTTAGACCTGCCGAGCTTGCCAAGCGGGAAGCTTAACACGCTACGAAACGGGTACGAGTTTGACATAGTTTTAAACGGATCAATCCAATTAAAAAACCAAACCGTTAAAGTAACTAAAGAAAGCAAGACAAAGGCAGATATTTACGTGCTATACTCGGATAGCTCAATAGTTTCTAAACTGAAAAACCTACTAATAAATACGGTTGTAGCCGACAGGCTTTACCGCAAGACCTACTCGGAATTTGTCGGCAGGTCAACAGCTATATCAGTACAAAATAACCCCAACTACGCCGTGGCTTACGTGGAGACGCAGTCCCCGACAGGGCAGTATGTAATTGAGGAGATGCCAGAGCTGGTACGTTTGCAGTTCTTAATCTCAAAAATGCTTGCGGACGCAGGATATACGCTATACGGCGACTTTGTGGAGGTCGGCAGCCCTATTGAGAAGTACTACATCTCCCCCAATGCGGGGCTTTACCAAATCAATGTAGGCGGGGCAACAGTTCCAGGCTTTGCACCGAATTTTGAAAAGAGTTTGAACGCGTTTGACCTGCTTAATCAGACCTTAGCATATTTCAACTGCTACGCGTCAATAGACGACACGCTCAAAACAGTAATTATAAACCGCTGGACTAACCTAGGGCGGTATAAAACTAACTTCAAGGACTACTCAAAATATTTCATAGACTACCAAGACTTCACATTTCAAAGTAGATTAGCTAAAACGAACGAGCTGACCTACGCCGAAAGCGAAAATACCTTCAATTCGTTTTTCACGAACCCACTAAGCAGCGAAACAAGCGCTACTTACTTAGCTAGTAAGTTCGGCTCTGGTGGCGCGAAGCTATTTGACGACAGCGACATACTAGAGGACGGCACGATTGCGCTAAGGGAGGCGAACGAGGTAGGGGAGACCTCCGCTATTCGTATTTACAAGCTCGGAACGTTTGGGCTAGTAAACTCCGTAATATTTGAGAAGGGAATAAGTCGTAACCCCGCCTCAGCATTCAAGGCGCAGAGCGTACCTATGCGAGTTGTCTATGATGAATTTCATAAAGCGTACACTGATTTCATTTTAACCCCTTTGATTCAAAATTTAGAGTTCAAGTATGACGCTATCCTAGCGGCTGAATTTGATTTAACTCAAGTGTTCTACATAGAGCAGCAAGCCGCATATTGGATTCCGCTTGAAGTAAGTTTCTCCACTAAAAAAGACAAAATAAACATTCGAGCGATGTTAATTAAAGGGCGTAAAGTTCTAAGCCCAACTTTAAATAACTTCAACTCGGTGCTGCTGGACTTTAAAGAAAAGGTAATTTTTAGCAAGTCCTTCCTGCTATCTATGTACCCTTTTCCTTCACCGAACGAGTACCCTTGGGAAGTTGTGATATTCAAGAGCTACAACCAAAACCGCAACCGTTTAATCATTAACGACGTTCTGATACCTGCTGCCGCACTGCCTCAAGCGTTCAGCGTAGCTGCGCTACTTGAGAGCTCAATAGCGATACTAGCAAACGCCGACAGCGACGTTTTCCCAGATAATTTGACAGATTCGCTTATAATTCAAGCGAGTGACACAAACGGCGGGCTATCAAACGAGGCCTACATCACACTTAAACACACGGGAGTAGCAAAACTAGAAAGTAACTTTTTACAGGTTACTGATTTTGAATTTACTAAAAACGGGCTCTTACCAAGTACGCTCCAAGCTATGCCGTTTAACTATGTTGTAGGGCCTCGGCCAAACTTAAATAACACAATCACAAGCGCAGCCCCCGTGGAGTTCGCAAGCAACGGGGCAGTCCCTTCTAGTTTTAATCTTATAGACGCTACACAGATCTACACTTCGATAAGGTTAGATATTACGGCGTTTAATTTAAAAATACAGCAGTCTATAAGCACCCAACAGACGCCACGGACAGACTACAAGCTTTTGCTTTTAGTAAATAATTCGCTCACCACGTTAGCAAGTGGAACGGTAAACGGCCAAGGCCTTGCGACAGTAGCAATACCCGCTATATTTAGATTTTTAAATAACATTCAGCCGAACACAAAAATTAAAGTATTTTTCAGATTCGACTTTACCGGCGCGGGCATCACTGGCACGCGAACATCAAAAATAAATTTCAAAGATATAGCTGTAAAATTCACAACAACGATAACAACCCCGTAACATGGCTGAAGAGATAGTAATAGGAAAATTAATAATCGATAACTCCGACCTTGACCGAGCGCTGCTGGATTCAAAGAAAGCGGTCATTGATTTGGAAAACGAGCAAAAGAAGCTAAAAAAGGAAACCGATAACCTCTCGGGGGCAAACGAGGAGCAGCTTAAGACCTTCGTAGCAAACGAGGGCCAACTTAAGAAAGCCCGCGCGGAATATTCAGCTAATCAAAAAACAGTACTCGAGCTTACCAAGGCGCAAACGGGGCTAGATGCGTCTTTAGTTCAAAATATCAAAACGCAGGAGCAAGCGGCAACGAACACAAAGGAGTTAATTGCAGCGCGTCGCCTAATTGACACGACCACGGTTGAGGGCGCAAAAGCGATAACCGACATAAACGCTAAAATTGATTCAAATAATAAGCTAATAAAGGACAGCAGCTCGGCCCTAGAGCAGCAGAAAAGCAACGTAGGTAACTACCCGCAGCTCTTAGGCGCGGTGAGTTCATCCTTTAGCGGGGCAACTACTCAAATAGTGGGATTTGCGCAGCAGGGCAAGGCCGTAATTGGTGAGTTGACGGGCACAATTAGCAATTTCAGAGTAGCGCAGGAGGCAAGTAAAACCGCGTCCCAAACCTTAGCAACCGCGCAAGCCGCGCAGAACGTGGCAACGCAAGCCGCGACAGTAGCGGAAACACAAAGAACGGCTGCAGGGTTCCAATATGCTGCTGGTAAGGCTACACAAACAGAGGTAGAGGCGGCTAATACGGCGGCAACCGCGGCAAATGCAGCGGCAACAGCGGCGCAAGCCACAACGCAGACCGCGGCAACAGCGGCAACCGTAACCTCGACAGTAGCAACCAAGGCGTTAAACATAGCCCTTCTAGCTATTCCGCTGGTGGCTATCTTAGCGGTGCTCGTTCCCTTTATTAGTTTCTTATCGTCCACCCAAGAAGGACTAGATAAGATTACAGCGGTAACACGTCCGCTCGTAGCAATATTCCAGTCCTTTATTGGAGTATTGCAAAACGCGGGTAAGTCCCTATTTGATACCTTTACCAATCCAAAGCAGGCACTCGAGGACTTGACAGAATTTGTCAAGACGAATTTAATTAATCGCTTTAAAGCGTTTGCGGTTATACTCGACGGAATTGTTAATTTAGATTTCGCAAAAGTTGGTAACGGTATAGCTCAAGCCACAACGGGAGTTGAAAACTTAGGCGGTAAAATAGCAGGGGCGGCCAAGGAAACGGCTAAGTTTCTAGCGGACGCTGCCGCCCGAGGTACGCAAATTGACAAGCTAACCAAAAGTATCGAGGTCGCAGAAATTAATTTAAACAAGCAGACCCAGGAGAACATAACAAAACGTAAAGAGCTGGATAGGATCGTAAAGGACACCTCCCAATCCATTGAGGCGCGAGTAAAAGCGAACGAGCAGCAAAACGAACTAGCGCGGGAGCAGGCAAAACTTGAAAGCGGCATCCTGCAGCAAAAAATAAAACGCTTAATAATCGAGCAGCAGCTGAACGATACAAATAGAAAAGGTAACAAAGAACTTGCAGACTTGGAAGCGCAGCAGGCCAAAATAAACCAAGGCGTAATAGACGAGGAGCTCGCAGGTTCGCGCGTAGTAGCAACGGCTAATAAAGAGAAACGAGCGCAAGAGTTAACCGCTGCCAAGGCCGCCGTTGACTTTGCAAACAAGGAAGCCCGCAACAGGATTGACCTCATCAAAGCCGAGGCCGCAGCAAGCAACTTAACCGCCGACCAACGGATTGAAAACGCTCAAAAAGTATTCAACCTTGAGAACGCGCTAGCTCTTAAGACGACAACGGGCAGCGACCGAACTAAGGCACAGCTCCAAATAAGACAAGAGCTATCTAGCCAAATTTTGGCCATTGCAGCCGAGCAAATAGATAAGGAATTGCAAGCGCAAAAGAAAGCGTTTGCAGAAAATAAAAAGCTAAACCAAGAGCAGCTAGACGCGCTAGTGTTAAGCGCAAACGACCTAGCAACGGCTCAAGTGCTGCTACTTGACAAGCGACTGTTAAGCGAGCGAGCCTACGCCGAGGAGGTGCTAAAGATTAACGCGGGTAAGAACGAGAGCATAGCTATAGCGACCGCTGCATTTGACGAGGGGGAGAAAGTACGGCTACAGGTTAAAGCGTCTAACGATAGAGCGCTGGAGGAGGTTGCCTTTCAGATTAGACTGCAAGACATTACAGACCGCGACGCTACAGAGCAAGAGATTAAAACCGAACTACTAGCGGCCAACTACGCTAGAGACCTAGAACTGTTAGACGCGGCCCTAGCTTCACAAACAATTAGCGAGGACGTTTTTAGAGCGAAAAAAGAACTAGCCGAAAAGAAATTTAACAGCGATAGTCTCAAAAACGATAGAATTTTAGCGGCGCAGAAGCGGGCTAATACAGCAGGGGTGGTGCAGGACGGCATTGCAGCTCTCGCGAGCCTGTTTGGCGAAAGCAAAGCCCTATCTGTAGCCTCGGCACTCGTGAATACTTATCTAGGAATTACGGCGGCACTTGCAGCACCTACGCTATCGCAGCGAATTATAGGGATCACACTTGCAACAGCTACAGGATTCGCAGCGGTTAAGAACATTTTAAAAACGAACCGAACAAGCAGCTCCATAGACAGCGGTTCAGCGGCTCCCGTAACTACATCAGGCTCTGGTTCGTTCGTGAACAATTCGCAGACCTCAACAATAGCAACGGTAAGCACTGCCCCCGTTGAGAGTAACACGATTGTAACGCCGCCCGTTCTAGTGCTGGAGAGCTTCTTAGAGGTGCAGAACCAAGTAGCTATTAAAGTGAAGAGCGAGTAAACTAAAGCAGTGCTGTAATTAAGTAATACCCCGTAACCGCCCCTAAGCCCGCGCCTAACGCGTAGATTAGTTTGTCCTTGAACTCCGACAGAGCGACTTTTGAGACGTTATAGCTCCAGAGTAGGCTAATTGTAAAACTCGCTAAAAAAATACCTAGAACGAAACCTTTAGCAATTAAAACGGTGTTAACCGCGACTAGTCCAATTTGCACGTATGCAGTTATAAAAATTTTGTATTTCATATTTTTGTTTTTAAAATTAAGCCCCTACATAGTGCAGGGGCTTTTTATCTTCGTCTTTCCGAAGCGTCAGTCTCGCCTTAATTTGGCCGTATGAAATTTTACACCCCGAAGCTTCGGCCAACGCATTAAGACTAGCGACCTTACCGACAAGTAAAGATTCAAATGAAAGCTTGGGTATTAGACTATTATTTATTAAACGCCTTAAGCACAACTCGGCCCAGAAAAAATTTATTTCTAAAGTTATCCCAAACCGTAAAAACCGAAGTTTTAAAGAAGTTAGGCCGAGCGTTTACATAAGGGGCGTCCTTTGTTATTGGGTTGGTTAAAACTCCGTTTTTGAAAATTTTAACATAAGGCTTGTTTTTAATAGTATTCATAATATTTGGTTTTAAAAATTTATTTCACAAAAATATAAAAGTTTTTTATCTTATGCAAATATTATTTATCTATTGAAATAAAAAAGCTATAACTGTTATCTATTATTGAAAAAGTTTATTTACATTTGCTTTATGATAGATTTTATCAATGCGTTAACGAGCAGCATAACTTCCAAACATACAGACGAATCTCTACGCCGCTCAACTATTTGCGCGGGTTGTCCAGAGAAAAGTGAAAAGTTTTACGCTGCTTTTGTTAATGCTGAAATAAAAGACGTTCAAGGCTACGTTTGCGACAGGTGCGCTTGTCCTATTGCCACTAAAGTATTTGCTAAAGATAAAAGTAACATTTGCGAAAAATGGTTGAAATAAACATAGTAGGGGCGTTTGAGGCCGCAATGGAAAATAAGTTTAACCGCGACATCGTAGACCTAAAGAAGGGCGATGTAGTTGTTTTCAACATCACTTCACACGGTGGAGAGGTTGAAACCCTTAAACGAATGGCAGCGAAGGTTTACGCTCTTAAGGAGCGCGGGGTGCAGGTTGTTACGTTTGTCCCCGATTACGCAGAGAGCGCGGGCTTTTTCTTTTTTCTATTGGGAGACCACAGAGAAATGGCAGAGAATGCCTCAGTCCACTACCACAGCCCGAGAGTATTACTAGAGCAGGGCTTTACGGCAACCAAGAGCAGCCTTACGGGACTACTTACCGATATAACCGCTTACCAAGACTTTACAAGTAACCTATTCCGCTCTAGCTGCGACATAAGCGAGGATATTTTTGCGCTGCTAGAAAACAGCGAGCTCCCGATGAATAGGTCAAATTTACTAACCTTAGGAATTATTAACTAAACATAATTTACCAATGAAAATTAAAAATCCAATTTTGGCCAGCATGCTCGCCAAGTTAGGCGTCGAAGTGAAAGCCGAGCTAATCGTGGACGACACGAACGGCCTATCTATTACTTTCCCCGATATTTCGGACGTCGTAGAAATTGCAGAAGGTGTGGCGGTGAACGCTCCAGACGGTACTTATACAGTAGCTGACGGTGAGAACACAATCACGATGACTGTGTTAGGCGGTATTGTAACGGCTTACGAGCTTACTACTCCCGCCGCTCCAGACGCGCCAGTAGAGGCAAACGCGGAAGTACTTGCAGTGCTTGAGGCCGTTGTAGAGGCAAACGTTAAGGCTAACGGCTTAATCGTAGCACTACAGGCAGAAATGAAGGCCTTAAAAGTTTCTTTGAAACACGAGGGCCAACAAGCTCCAGCGGCTGCTGCTGGTAAAACGAATCCACAATTTAAAATTCTAGGATAAAATGGCTACATTGAATCAAGTATGCATCCCTGCGGGGAGAGTTATAGAGGGTGTTTTTGAGCTAAGCTCAATCGAGGAGGCGTTATCAATCTCATCTTTAAAGTACAACACTACTTTACAAGTAGATGCTGACAGCCTGTTTTTATCACCAGAGGCCATAGCGGACGCTGTAGCTATGGTAGGCTGCGAAATTACGGAATCGTGCGACCTTCCTGCTGTTTTGGAATCAAAGCAGTATAATTTTATGGCGAGTTGTAACCTATGTTTGAACGAGTTGACCTTGAACGAGCGAAAGGCGTTCGGAATTAACACATCAAAACCAGAGCCAACTGCGTCACTCTCAACACGTTACGAAACGCGTTTCATCGCTAACATTTTGAACTCAACGCGAAAAATCAACTGGTTAGGCTCAAAGGCTTATGTAGCGGCTAACTTAGCCAACGCGGCCCTGTTACCGAACTACACTAAAGTGGACGGTATCTGGACTAAGATAGTAGCACTGTCTCCAGCAGCCCCACGTTACACTATCGAAAAGAACGCAGAGCTAACCAAGGTTTTACAAACTACTTGGACGGGCGATGAGGTTTTAGATGTGATTGAGGATATGAGACTATTGCAGTCCGCTACAATGGCGACAGTTGTAGATACTCTTAAATTTGTGCAAATTACGGCAGAAATGTACGACGCTCTTATTCGCTCTATGCGATTGAAAGATTTCGACTTATGCTGCGTAGGTTCTTTAGCTTCACAGGTATCTGGAGGGGTTGAAATTCCTGTAATTTTGTACGGTGATTTAACCATTGTTAAATACACTGAATTGTCGGCTGCAATCCGTGACTTGGCCCTTGTAGGCAACGCGTGGAACTTGCCTAACCGAGTAGTGATGTCGTTAGGCTTGCCTATCGTTAACTACACACAAGCGGGATCCTTTGAGGAGGACTTTACAGCGGTGAACGGAAAATATCTAGCTTCTTACAGTCTAACGACTGCAATAGTTGACCCTTTTCCTGCGGATTTCTACGTATTAGGCTACTAATTTAAAACCGAAACACTATGGCACTATGTTACAAGCCAGCGGACGTCTTAAAGGCGTGCGATTCGGCAGACTTAAACGCCCTCTCAGGGGGGCTTTTAATCAATTTAAAAGCGTTCAAGGCGGTAAAGGCTACTGGTAAGAAATTTACCTACGACGAAATCACTGTAGTTGATCCAACTACCAACGCTTACCCTGTTGTAGGTAGCGACTTCTACCCCGTTCTAGTTGAGTGGGAGAAAAACGCCGTCAAGCCTAACTATGAGGTTGTATCTAGCGACGTTAAGAAGGACACATACGTACAAGTAGCTAGCGGGCTAATCATTGCAAACAGCGAAAGCGATGCAGGAAAAGAGGCGGTTATGTCTTTAGCAACGGAAAAGTACGTTTTGGTTTACGCACTCTCTGGAGTAGCTGACGAGGTAGATACTTACCAAGTGTTAGGCTCAAAAAACGGCTTACAGTTCGTCGTAGAGCCGACTAGCGATGAAGTAGGCGGCCGCGTTACGGGAACATTGCGAAGCCTTAACGGTGGAGCAGAGGGTAACCCAAACGGGTACAACTTCTTACTTGACGGCGGACTAGCTGCAACTGACACGCTATTCAATAACCGTTTTAATACTGTAATTGTATAATGACTTCCCAAGAGTTCAACGCCTTACCTGTAGAGGTAAGGCGTTTTATAACGGCCCACGCGGGATGCTTAGGATGCGGAGGCAACGCAGCGCAGAAATTAACTAAGGCTTACGGGCTTTATAAAGCACATAAAAAGATGAAAGCTTACCAATTACACGGCGGCGGTATCAACTACCTAAAAGACGGCCAAAAAGGAGTGCTCTATCCAATAGACACAAACGACACAGCGGAGGCTATCCGTAAAAAAATAGAAATTGCAAAAGCAATACACGCGGCAAGTCCGCACGTATTCACTATCTTTGACGAGGCCGCTATAGCTGAACTGCTTGAGGGCCTAGAGCCTGCGAAAGTGGTCAACTTAGACAAGCCCTTCGTAAAACACCAGTCACCAAAACGGGCGGGTAACGGAAAATTTCAAAAGAAGGAGCCGACTGTAGATGAGGACGAAATTTAAAACATAATAATTATGTACACCGACTTTTTTAAAGTCAAAGGCAAAAAGAAAAGAAAAGCCGTCGATACTAAAGGATACGTCCAATTAGACGGCGGCTTATTTTTTACAAGCCTTGACCAAGCCTACCTCAACAGCCCTACAGCGACTATGGCACTTTTAAAGTTCCACGAGTACGCCGTGCCTACTAATCTATTGCAGAAGTATCAGGAGTTGTGGAAAAAGATTGAGAGCGACTACATCCGGTACGGGTATTACATGATATTGGTATCTTATAACGTCGATGCAGAGGCTATACAGTGGGACTATTTGAACCCTAAGAAGTTCTTAGTTAAAGATTTCGACGACAACGACAACGCCTCTACTTTTATAAATATTGTTTCTGACAAAGAGTACCCAACTTTTAACAGTTCAAAAAAAGTAGTGTTATCGCAATTTGAAAAAGAGGGTTTTAGTAAATTTGCGGGTCAAATTTATATGTATAACGATAGCTCACTACCTTACCGCGTTACTCCAATGTACAGCGTTATAAAGTGGATGCGTACCGAGGCAGACGCCTCAACCTATATAGATAAGGCCTGCGATAACGCAATGTTTGGAAACAATATTTTTATAGTTAAGAAGTCCAGCGCGGCAACCGAAACCGAAATAGCGGTACTAGATAGCGTTAAAGAGGCAATTAGTTCGACTAAGGGCGTTGACGAAGCAGGTCAAAACTTATTAATTGAATACAGCGGGGACATTGACGACGTATCAAAATTACTCTCTAAAGTCTCAATATCCAACGATTTTGAAGTAGATTTGCTGAACGCTGCCGACGCTAAAGCTAGCGAAAAAATAGCTATGGCTTGCTATGGCTTCCCTCTAATTTTGGTTAAGCAAAGCGAAGGTGTGTTCGGAAACAGTGGCGAGGCTATAGCAGTAGCGACTGCCGAGTGGGCTAAGACGTGCCAAAAAGAAGCGATTAACATTTTGGACGGATTTAAAAAAATAGGATTTAAAATAACACAAGATGACACCACTATCGATCCCAACAACGCAGGAGCTTAGAGCCTTTTACCCTGTTTCGTCGTCAATTACAGACGAGAAAAGACAGCAGCTGTTCGACTACGTTAAGAATCACATTTTAATTAAGATGTTCGGCTTTGAAGCTGCCTCAGGAATAGTGGCGGGCAGTATTGCAGGAGCTCCAAGCGCTACTTTTATTGGGTTCCAGAAATTCGTAGCCTTGCTCTGCGCTTACCAGGAGATTAAAGACCCTTTGGTATCTACGAACTTCGGAGCTAAAATAATGGATAGAACGGGCGCAATTAACCCGACTAACGGGCAGAAGAGCATCACTCTCATAGATATTGAGAATACAATATCGATACACTACAAAACAGCTCTAGTATTAATTAATGAAGGGAAGTACCAGGACGTACCTAATTGGGGCGGGTACTTCTCCTATAAAATATCTCGATTATGATTGATCCTTATGAGTTCAACAATGCAAACGCCGAGGGCGACAAAGAGGCCGTTATACTGCCTAACTTACCTACTTTAGTAAATAAGCTAAGTGCGGACGAGACCAACGGTATAAAGGACAAAATTAACGAGATAGCGCAGGTAGTGAACGTCATAGACCCTGACAACGTAACGCTGCAACAAGCCACAGCAGGAGCAAACAAGAATTTAGTTGATGGAATATTTCAAGCGGGCACGGGTGCAGGAGATGGTCAAACAGGAGTAAATGTTAATCAATTTGGAGAGTTTGCTGGACAAAATAATACGGGAGATAATCAAAACGCATCAGGGGCAGATGCAGGCGGAAATAATACGGGCGAAAATCAAAACGCTAGCGGAAACGGTGCGGGATTTGGTAACACGGGAGATAATCAAAATGCGTTTGGCCAAATCGCAGGATTAAACAATAAATTCAACGATGTAAACTTATTTGGTAGAGAAACCCAAGCAGACGAAGACGGTCAAACAGTTTTCAGAAGTGCGGGCGGTTTTATGGCTAGAATTTCTACTTTACTTTTAACAGCAACTAGAAAATATA